TTACGGCGGGATTTACAACTATCGCCCGAAGCGTGGAGGATCTTCGCTCTCGCTCCATTCATGGGGAATTGCTATCGACCTTGACGCAGATGACAACACGTTCCGCGATTCGTGGCCGATGCGGGCGGATATGCCGCTGGAGATAATGGAGTGTTTCGCCCGCGAGGGATGGCTTTCGGCTGGCGCGTTCTGGGGATACGATGCGATGCATTTTCAGGCCACGCAATGACCTCCGACGAGCAAGAAATGCGGCACTTCGCCACCAACGCGAAGCCGTGCCGATATGGTAAAAAGGCTGAGTTGCGCTACGACCCGGGATGCTGGGAGATCTCATGCGGCGATGCTTGCAAGTGCGCCATTTGGGATGGGGAGAATTCATCGCCGCATGAGTTGGTTTTGAGATGGCATCAAGGAAAGCGCAACTAAAGCGCCTCAGATGAACCAGCAAACAGCGGGATCTCATCTTGCTCCCGCTTTTCTCCGGCGTGCTGAATGTTTTTCACTGCCTGCCGATAGTAGCTTGGCTTCAACTCGCAGCCGACACCGCGCCTGCCCATCACGACGGCCTGATAGACCTCGCTCCCAACGCCCATGAATGGCGTAAACACGATCTCCCCAGGATTGCTTCGAAGCTCGATAGCTCGCGCAATCACATCGAGTTGTAGCGGGTGGACATGCCTCTCATCTTCCGCGTCTCTCGCTTCGTGATATGGCAGGACGTTTGAAATATCGACATCATGCCAAGAGGAAGATGCGTAGCGCCTCCAAACGTGGTGGCTGTATTTGTTCAGCTTTTGGTCCCCCTCCATGCCTCTAAACTGCAGAAGATCGTGGGGCGGCTTATCAGTCCCGTAATACTCCAACAGCCCGCGTTCGTGGCTTACGGGAATCTCGTTCTTGCCATCGCGCCGGAACACAAGCAGGTAATCAGCGCCAGCCACATCACACAAGGACGCATCGTCGCAGACAGTCTTATGCGCCAATCCCTTCGCCATCGTCCGATTACGGACGCCTAGCGGCTCCTTCCAAATGTGATGGCGGGCAACGTATTTGAAGCCGTGCTTTTCATGCTCGCGGATGATGTCGCCCGGGAAGTCTTGAAGGAAGTTCCCAAGGTTGCACGAATCGGGAATGTCCATTGCGTGAACCGCCGTGCATCTTCCTGGCTTTGTGATGCGGGCAATCTCTTTGATGAACAAGCGATAGTGCTGCCAAAACTCCTCGTAATTGCGGGAGTTGGAAACGTCTCGGAGATCGTTTGAGTAGGTGTAAAGGGCGCAGAATGGGGGCGAGTAAATCGACATGTCGATAGACTTGTCCGGCATGTCTGCCATGACCTCCAATGAGTCTCCGTTGTAAATTGCAAACCTTTCGGTGATGAGTTGATCGTTCACAGCCATGATGGTATTGATGTTTTGATGTTTTTGGTTTGGGCTTGTTTGAAGGTATTCGCTTCGCCCATTAGCGATACCAGATTGGCAAAAAGTTTCTCGGCGTTCTCGGCCTTTCGCATCAGGTTTGCGAGCACTCCACGTTCGCCCTCGCTTGTGATGATGTCGATTGTGACGGGATGCTTTTGACCAAAGCGCCAGCTTCTCCGAATGGCTTGGTGAAACTGCTCAAACGAGTGAGACGGGAAAAAGGTTTGGTGGGCGCAATGCTGCCAGTTCAAGCCAAAGCCCGCTATCTCCGGCTTGGTGACAAGAACTCGGATTTGACCCTTAGCAAAGCCCATGAACGCCTCTTCCTTAGCCTCCATTGAATCGCTACCGCTAACCTCTACCGCGTCCGGTATCGCCTCCTTCAGCGCCTTGCTTTCGTCGTTCAAATAGCACCACGCCACCGCCGCTTTCTTGTGGGCGTTGATCGCATTTGCCGCCGCCTCACAGCGCAACTCAAGCGTTCTCCTTCGCTCTTGCCGCTGCTCTTGAAGTCCTACCGCTGGCATGGTGAAAAGCATACCCTCAAGCGGTGTCTCATTGTGAACAACCGTCTCCCTTGTAATCAACTCAGGCAGTGTGAAGGCATCGTCGGAAAAGCCAAGGTCAGACGGCTTGCGGACGGCCCTCGCCCATGAGCATACCCAATGGAAAAAGTGGTCGGCAGCATGGCCGCGAAAGCGCCAAACGCCAGACCGAAACTCATCTTTGCGGCTGTGTGTCTTGCGGTCCTGGTCCTTTTTGAAGAACGTGGAAAGCATGTCATTAAAACCCATGTATCCAAGCGTCTCGGACGAGTTGCCAAGCTCGATCAAATCGTTGGGCGATGGGGTCGCGGTGCAAAGGAGGCGGTAACTCATCTTGCGGGCAAAGTCCGTTACTTGCGCCTTGGTTACACCGTCGCAGTTTTTGAGAATGCTGGACTCATCGCAAACCAAGCCGACAAAATCGGAAGGGTTGAAGTGGTGAAGTCGCTCGTAATTTGTCACGGTGATTTTGCTGAGTGACTTCCCATCGTTTGAGCGGACGGATTCAATGCCAAACTTAGCCGCCTCCTCAACCATTTGAGGAGCGACAGCAAGCGGAGTGAGAACCAAAACCCTGCCGTTAGTCTTGCGAACGATATTCTCAGCAACCGTCATTTGCATGGCTGACTTCCCTAGCCCGCAATCCGCAAAGATGGCAGAGCGGCCCTTTTTCACCGCCCATTCAACGAGGGCGCGTTGAAAGTCGAATAGTTGATCTGGCATGAACAAGGGTTCAAATCCAGCGTCGTCGTAGGTGTGGCGTTTTCGCTCAAGCAGTTGTTGCAGATCGTTCATAGGCCACCAAGAAAGCACAGCGAAAACGCACAGCAACGAAAAGTTGCAAAATTGAAAAAATAACTTGCGTGGTGTTTTAACGTGTGATTCAATCCACCCACGAACGATTCTATGAGCACTACATCACCGCCACCCCAATCGCCAGTCGGCACATTCAAAGTCAGCGCCGATCTTCACCGCCGCGTTAAAATTCACGCCTGCCAGCAAGGTTACAAGCTGCAAGACTTCGTGGAGCGCGTCCTCGAAAAATCTCTCAACCGCAAAAAGCCATGAAACCCAACTCATCCACTCGTTACCTTTTACAGGCCGTTCACTGGCTTCGTATTGCCGAGGCTTATTACTGGGTGCAACGCCGCAACGGTGGCGCAATCACCGATCATATGCGGCAGACTGCGGCATGGGCCAAGGCTGATTTCACCAAGTGGCGCTTGGTGACATTTCAGGCATAACTACATCCAATACACATAATCCCAAATACAATTTCCGACACACCGCCGCACTTCCCTACACGTCCCGCCACTCGACGATACGACATCCTATTTCCGTCACAACACGTCACAACACAACACAACACGCCACAACACAACACAACATCTAATTTCCGCCACGTCACAACACGACACTCCACATCACGACACCCCACAACACGTCACAACACGCCACAACACAACATCCAATTTCCCTCAATCTGAGGGCAAAACCAAACCAAAACAAGAACGATACAATATGAAAATCGCAACCGTAACACTCGAATCAGTAGCACCATACAGTCAGTCCCGTTACCACGGCACACCCAAAGACCCCAAGGAATCCCATGAGGATTACGAGGAGCGCACTTGGAAGGAAAAGGGCCATTGGGACATCAAGACCGGAGAACTGTTCATCCCGCCAATGGCAATCAAGCAATGCCTCGACGCTGCCGTAAAACGCTCAGGCAAGCAGATTCCAGGCAAGGGCAAGGCCACATACACAAAGCACTTCCTCGGTGGCGTGATGGTGTTTGAACCTGCCGTGCTGGAAGATCACAGCGGCAAGCGTTACACCCGTGACACGATCACCAAATGGAGTGGCATGATGAGCAGCACAGGAGAGAAGGGCAAGGCGGGCGGGAAGGTGGTTTTGCGCCACTTTCCAGATGCTCCAACCTGGAACACCACGGTTCAATTTCACATCATGGATGACACCGTGACCAAAGACGTTTTTACGGAGATGCTTGAGGAGGCCGGAAAGTTTATCGGCCTTGGGCGTTTCCGCCCACAGAACGGAGGATTTTACGGACGCTTTGCCGTTGCTTCCGTAAAGTGGGAATAAGTTTCCGGCACGCCAAGTCACGTCACTGCA